GGCGGGCTGGGTCGATGCCCGTGGCCATCTTGCGCACCTGGCCCGTGCTGAAAAAGCCGGCGGTTTGGCCGAAATAAAAACGGCACCGGAAACAAAAGCCGAGACCCCTTTGGGGCCTGTTCAAGATGCGGTGGATTTGCCAACTGGCTTGCCAGTTGATGAAGGCGCCAGCAAGTCGCCAACCCAAAAAACACAGCAACGCCGCGCCCTAACCCCATCCAATTAAAACTAAGGAACTATTATGCTAACTGCACCACAAGACACCTTGCCGCAGACCGTCCCAAAGGGTGCGGGGAAAGCGACTTTTGAAATATTAAGCGACGCCAATGGGCCGCTGCCCGTGCCGCAGTTTTTGCGTGTGCCGGAATTGTTGGACTATGACTACCAAGACAAGCGTGATGTCAAAACCATTGCCGGTGCAGGTACGCGACCGATTGGCCTGGTGGCAGGTAAAGAAGAAATAACGATCTCTTTAACGATGGCCGCAACCTTCGGGAAGATGCTTAACCAGCTGTGTTATGGCCAGGAAGAAAGTGCAAACCAGCATATCTTTGTTAATGATGAAGTGGGCTATGTTGTGCCTAGCTCGGTGTTTACCGACACTAGAATCCGCAGCTGTGTCATGGTCAATTTGGGGCGTTGGGATAGCCATGTTGGTGTAAAAATCAATAATGCGGCGGCTTCGGTTGTCACCATGCCGGCAGCGGGCCAAGTGAGTTCTGTGAATGGCAAATACGGCTTTAACAAAGCCGATTTGGGCAAGCAATTTGAAATAACTTTTGTCAGCAATGGCGTGACCATTATCCAAACAGGGCGAATTACCGCCAAGCTTAGCCACGACGTTAAACTGTTTACTGCGTTTTACGTTACCGTAAAACATGACACTACGGTACTGGCCAGTGACAAATGGGATCCGAAGGCAACTGGGGTAGCCGACGGCAGATATCAGGTTTCACCCAACGGCGTATTTTTATTCAGCGGTACGTCTAATCTGGCGATTAACACGTTTATGCACTTCACGCATTGGACTGATGGACAGACGTGCAGCAGCAAAATCGCTGATGCCCAGTGGCCTGCTGCGGCTTGCCAGTTTTATGTTGATCCGCCATCTGCGGCAATGTTTGCGGCACCTGTGGCGGTCACGTTAATTACCAACACAGGAACGGCTATGACGGGGGTGGCGGTTAATGCGGACATGACCGAAGACACCACGCCGTCGGCTTCGGGCAAATACTCACAAGACGATAAGGGTTGGTACAATTTCCACGCCAGCGACGTGGGGGATATTGTGCGCATCAGTTACCAGATGGATTACTACAGCATCAACCCTGTTTGCCGTAATTTTCGCGGCGAAGTCATTGATGGCGATTTCTTCCGCGCGGGTGGCGTTTACAACGCAATTGGCAAGCCGTTAACCCGCGTCGCAATTACATCGCCGTTAAGCATTGGCTTGGACCAGTACGCGATGGACGATAAAACAGGAGCCACCTATCTGGCGAATGAAAACGCTAGGGAGCGTATTTATATTGATGCGGAATTCGAAACCACGGGCGGCAGCCGTACAGAAGTTAAGCAATCCGCAGCTGGCCTTGCGCCCGTTGTGAGGATTGTTTTAAACAATCATGAGCCTGACCAGCAAATGCTGCTGACGTTTGAGCGGGCGATGTGCGAGGGCATGGGCGTAAAAACCAAAACCGATGATGCCGCCGAGGTGTTCAAGTTTTCGTTCAAATGCGCGGTCGACCGCACTACCGGTCTATCCCACGCCGTCAATACCTCGTCTTAATGGCGACCACCCTTACCCTGACCGTTGGCAAAAAAGCTTGGCTTGTGAAAGAGCCAGGCTTTTTTCACTTACGCCAGATCATCAATGGCTATAACGGCTTGGCAGCGGCAGAACCCAAACAACAAGCGGAATTGATCATGATGATCTTCCGTGCCGTGTTTGGGTGGCGCGGGCGGTTGATCTTTTGGCGCATGACCTCGGTACAGTTGCAGGATTTTTTAACCCAGCTGCCAGCCGCGTTGGGGCTGGAGGCTGATTCAAAAGCCGTAAAATCCCCCGATGCCTGGGGCGACGTTTATGCCCATTTGTCCTGCGCCATGGGCGGCTGGACGTATGACTACATCGACCAGAAAATGACGCTATCGCGCCTGAAAGAGCTGCATGGGTACTTAAAAAACCATCCGCCGACCCATCTGCTAGTAGCTGCCTACTTAAACTACGAACCCCCCTTATCGCTCGCTGAAAAACGGCGGCGGTTTTTTGACAGGTTTACTCAATGAAAGATTTGACACTCAAGCTTATCATCAGTGCCGTCATTGACAATGCTCGTGCCGGATTGGCGGCAACTCAAAATTATGTCAATGGTGTAAAAGACAGGGTTAACCAACTGATAACCCGTGTTGATGCCGCAACCGCGCAGTTTATCGTTTTTGCCAGCATTGCCATTAATACCATGGGGCAAGCATCGGCGGCGGCGATAGCACTGGGTGGTCATGTATTGTCATTGACGGCAACGCTATTCCGCTTGGCTCAAAGTTACTTGGGATTGAGCGTCCATGTTGACACGCACAACACCAAGATTAAAGCCGCGAATTTCCTGCTGGAAAATTTCCACAAGGAAATCCGCCTGTCCTTAGGCTTACTAGGTACGTTTGCTGATTATCTTAATAAAATTAATTTCCCCCTGCCTAAGTTGACCCAATTCATAGACGGCCTATCAAAGGCGGAAATTGTTTTAGGGATTGGTCGCGGCAAAGAGAAAAACATCTTTGACCACCTACCTGAGTCGATTGACGCGGCAAGAAACGGCGTTAGACGTTTTCAAGAGGCTTTCAAGAGCGCCAAGGAGGATATTCAGCGGGATTTAAAGCGGTTTGGTGCGGCGGCGATGGCGGAAGTCGTGGTCGAATGGCGTGGCGTTAAGTTTGAATCCGCTTTTGCTGATGTCAAAAAAACAGTGTCGGCAACATGGGATGGTATTAAGCGCCTGCGTGGCGAACTGTTGGATATGGCGGCAACTATCGCCCTGCCTACGGATGGTCTGGCAAAAATGCAGGCTATTGCCGGACAGATGGGTTTTCCGGTCAATGAAATATCCGATTTTGTCAAACTCACCGCTAAAGGTGCGGTGGCATTTGAGCTATTGCCGGAACAAGCTGCCGAATCCTTTGGGACGTTGAAAAACATCTACAACCTAGGTCTGAAAGAGCTGGAGTATTTCGGCGACCAGATCAACTACATCGCTGATAAGGCGGGCGGCAAGGTCAGTGAATCGGCGCTATTGAATGTGCTGACCCGTGCGGGCGGTATGGCGCAACGCTTTGGCTTGTTGCGCGGCGAAACCGTCGCCTTGGGCGCCGCGATGCTGGCAATGGGCAAGCCGCCTGAAATTGTCGGCACAGCAATGGATAACTTGCTGAGCAAATTACAGAACGCACCCAACCAAACTAAGGACTTTCAAATCGGCTTACAGCAACTGGGCTTTGATGCGGTCAAGCTGGCGGATGATATTGAAAAGAATCCTAAAAAAGCTTTAGATGGCTTTTTGGTCACGCTCAGCAAGCTAGATGCGAGAAGCCAGTCCGGCATTTTAACCAAGATCATCGGTGATGCCGGAGAGACCAAGGGTGTCATCGGGGACTTGATTGGCAACTTGGCGGAATATAACCGCCTTTCCGATTTAGCCAACGCGGGCGATATTTCTGGCAGCATGAACGCCACTTTTATCGAGCGGCAAAAAACCGTTGAATCTGCGTTGATTATGATGAAAAACGCCTGGGATGGCGTGGCAATCAGTATTTCAACCATGTTCTTGCCAACTATCCGGCTTGCTGCGGAATCCTTACGCGATTTGGCGGTATGGTTGCGTAAAGTCAATGACGAGTACCCTAATCTAGCCAGTTTTGCGCGTATTGCCTTAATTTTTGGCACGCTAGGCACGGTAATGAGTTTAGTGTTTCGGGCATTACCTGGGCTTGCGGCGGGTGCTGGGATGGCCGTAGCAACGGCGTTTAGGACAGGCTTGGTCAGTGGCTTTAGGGCTATCGGATCAGTATTGACACCTGTTATTGGTGGTTTATGGAATACAGTCATCGGGCAATTTGTCATTAAAATGGTTGCCGGTGCCGCCATTATTCAAATTGGCATGAGCAATGTACTGGGCGTAATTGGCGCATTAACATCGGCATTGGTGACATTGGTATCCAGCCCGGTAGCATTGGCTTTGGCATCGCTGGGAGTTCTGGCGGTCAGGTTTAGCGCAGCGGGCGCAGTGGTTGCCCGCCTGGGTGTTGCCACCAGCGGCTTAGGGGCAATCTTGCTGAGATTGGTGGGTGGCCCCATTGGTTTAGTTATTTCCGCCTTGGCGTTTTTAATCGTCAAATACAATGAAGTCAAAGACCAGCAATTTCAATTTGGCGATTCTACCGTTACTTTATCCGAAATCATTAATGCCGCTTGGGGCGTGATTAAAGGCGCGTTTGCTGAAGGCACGGCGGCTATTGGTGGGGCATTGGGTTGGCTAGGTGGTAAATGGGATGGCTTATGGCAAGGTATTGAAGCCCAAATGGGAGGGTTGTCCTGGCTGACACAGGGCTTTAAAAATCTGGCTAACTCCATCATTGGCGTGTTTGATGGCTTGGGCAAAAGCATAGGGGTGTCGCTGGCTATTTTTGTCGAAGAAATAAAAACCAGCTTTAAGCATGCGGTATCACTGGCGGAAGCCGCTGCACGGGACATTAAGGCAGCTTTTACTTCTTTTGATTTTACCGGACGCAACTTCACCGAGCAGCTGGCAGCTAACCAACAAGAAAACCGCAGCATTGAACAGCAGCGTGGCGCTTCGCCCCGTGCGGATGCCTTTGTTTTAGGCTATATGGGGGCTTATAAAGGCGATGCGGCAGGGCAGTTTATATCACGGCTAGGCGATGATTTGCAGACTGGGCTAGATGCTACGGGCAAAGCGGTCACGGGGAAAATTAGCGAATGGCAAGACCAGCTTAATGCTGAAATTATGCGTAACCGCATCAAAAACGGTGGCAGCGCCACGCCGACACCCGATGAAAGCCGCAAAACAGGTGGTGCTGGGTTATCTGGCTCCGGCGACCCATTAGCTGACAGTGAAAAACAGCAAAAAGCCGCGAAAGCCGTACTCGATGCGCAATTGGGCGCAATCAAAACCCGACAAGATGCCCTAAAAAACGCCTCCGATCTGGAATTAAAGCAGTTAGAAAACATCTTTAAAGCCAAAGAGCTGGCATTAAAAAAGCAAGGCATCAGCAAAACTGAGTTGCGGGAAAAATCCTTAAGCCTAGAAAAAGACAAAGCGGCTCAGGAGCTGGCAATCAGGCGCAAACTGGTGCTAGATTCAGGCACCCTTGAAAGCCAAGCTATTGACGCAAAAATCAAGGCTGCCCAAGCTGAAGCAGCGGCTTTGTCAAAAGCAGCTGGCACTACCGACACCGGAAAATACAGCGCACTTTTTAACCAAGCCACGCAAAAATACAATCTTCCGACTGGCCTGTTGCCCGCCCAGGCGGCACAGGAAAGCACGGGCGATATTAACGCCGTATCGCCCAAGGGTGCGGGCGGCCTAATGCAACTGATGCCCGCCACCGCCAAGCGGTTTGGCGTGACCGATGTCAACGATCAGGCGCAGTCGATTGATGCCGCTGGCAAGTACATGCGCTTCTTGCTCGACAAATTCAACGGCAATGTCGAACACGCGCTGGCGGCCTATAATTCTGGCGAAGGGCGTACGGCTACCGCTTTAAAAACCACGGGAAAAATTCCGGCCATAGCGGAAACACAGGTCTACGTTCCCGCCGTGCTGGGGCGGATGAATAACGCCACATCGGGGGCGGCCACGGGCGCAGGCGGCGGCACTGAAGAACAGCAAGCCGCCAACGCCAAAATCAAGACGCTGGAAAATGAGCGCGTCGCCCAGAAGGCCGACACCCAAGCCAAGCTGGACAGCGTAGACCAAGACGCGATTGCGAAAGGCATCGAGCTGGACACCGCCAAGTACGAAAACGATAAGCAGGCGGAGGAACAGGACAAGGCCCTTGCCGAAGAGAACCTGACCGCCAAAAGCCAAGCGGCATTAGACGGGCTGGCCATACGCGAAGCTGCGGCACAGCAGGAACTTGACTTGGGCAACATCACCGAGTCTGATCATCTTGACCGCTTGCGCGGGTTTGCTAAAGAACGCTTGGCGATTGAACAACGAGCCTTAGACGATAAGCGCAAGCTGTTGGATAGCGACAAGCTCGCCCTCGCCAAAAACCTGCATGAAAAAAAGGCGTTGGAGCGGGCTTATCAGCAGGAAGTGCAGCAGATCGAAAGCAATGCCGAAAAGAATAAGCGGGGAATTTTTGAGGGCATGGTCGCGCCCTTTAAAAATGCGATGTCGCAGATGACCAACGGGGTGCTGACCGGACAGCAAACCATCGGCAATGCGGTGCGCAACGCCGCTAACTCGGTCTTAGTGAGTTATGCCTCGACCTTCTTGCAGGAACGGGCGATGGCGGCGGCGCAGTGGGCATGGAAACTCGCCAACCTAAAACTGAACAGCGCACAGGAAAAAGCGATCAAGCAAGGCGATGTCCTGTGGGGGGCGGCACTATGGATAGGTAATCAAGCCCGCATGGCAGGACAATGGGCATGGGAGCTGCTGGGATTTGGTACGAAAGAAGCCACTAAAGTAGCTGTTAAAGCAGGCAGTGAAGCGCTACAGACAGGCGAGGCAGCAGCGGGCGCATTAACGCGTGATGCTATCGAAACGACTGCCCATAAAAAATCCATCTTTCAAGATGCCAAAGAAGCCGCAACAGGTGCATTTAAATGGGTGATGAAAGAAGTCCCTTTACCCTTTAGTGCCGTGCTTGCACCCATCGCAGGTGCGGCGGCGTTTGCAGGCACGATGGCGTTAGGTTCAGCAAAAGACGGCGAGTGGGAAGTCGGCAAAGACGAAAGCCCATTCCTGCTGCATCGCAAAGAATCCGTTTTACCTGCTGGGGTCGCGGATAATTTCCGTACCGTTGTCAACATCGTCAAATCCCATACCATACCAGACCCTGACAAGCCGTCACCCAAAATCACCGCCGCAATCGAAAGTCTAAAGCTATCCGGCCAGCTAAAAAGCAACTGGGCGCTCCCTACCTCAGTATCCGGCATCGCCAGGCAAGCCCAAGAAACCGCCACAGAAACCGTTAAAAACGGCAGGGTGGCGGAACAGGCGGCGCGGCAGCAATCGGCACAACCTACGGTCATACACCATGAAACCCACGACAACCGGATAACCTTTAGCCCAACTTACCATAGCAGCCTAATTGACGCACAGGGGGCAAAACAGTTTTTTAACACTCATGCCGACCACATGTTTACCGTTTTTAAAGACGGCACACGCAAAGGCAAGTTGGGGCCACAAGGCATGGGGGTCAAACGATGAGCAATGAAATGCTGCCGGATTTGCCTGGCCTGACCTTCGACATGAAGTGCAATAGCCAATTTGCGACCGTTATCCATAGCCCCGCCAATGGCCCCGAAGTGCGTGGCAGTTATATGGCCTACCCGATCTGGATGTTCTCGCTGAATTACTCGATGCTGGATGATCAAAGCTATGATGACCTAGAAACCTTGCACGGCTTCATTTTACAGCGGCGCGGTAGCTTTGATTCGTTCTTGTACGCCGCCCGCAATGCCAATACCGTAGTTGACCACTCGCTAGGCACGGGCAATGGCTCGCGGACGCAGTGGCAATTGCAACGGGTGTGGGGCGGATTTGCCGAACCCATTGAAAACCCCAATCAGATTGACGCTATCAAGCTTGATGGTGAGGTGGTTGATACGGCGGATTATTCAGTCAGCACCACGGGTTTGCTGACCTTTGATGCCGCCCCTGCGTCAGGGGTTAATATTCAGGCCAGCTTTTCTTATTACTACCGCTGCCGTTTTGAAACCGATTTAACAGATTTTACGGAGTTTTCAACCCGCATTTACAGCCACGAAGATTTTCAGTTCCGTGGCAGTCCGATGAATAAAGTATGAAAGGCTCAACACTCGAACTCGATGCGCTACTGGCTTCTAGGCAAGCTATTATTGCCTTTATCTTTACGATTACGCTAGCCAACGGCGACGTGTTGCGACTCACTTCAGCGCCGGATTTTGATGTGCAATGGGGTGGCCATACCTTTAATCGCCAGTATGTGATCGCGGCTGGCGACGTATCCAGCAGTGTCGGCGTAGATGTGGACGAAACCGAGGTGACGATTTATGTACGCCCTGATGACCGTATTTATGGCCTGACCTTACCCGCTTTTACCCATAACCGGGGATTTGATTTTGCCCATATTTTAATCCAGCGGGCATTTATGGAAACACCCGGTTATCCGGTCGGTGTGGTGCATTATTTTGAGGGGCAATTGTCAGAGCCCGCGCCATCATCGACACTGATCGCCATCAAGGCCAGTTCCGATATGATCCTGCTGAACCAGATGGTGCCTCGTAACACCATTACGCCAACCTGCTCAAATGTATTATTTGATGGTTTATGCAATGTTGCTCGCAGCGCTTTTACCCACACCGGAACCGCCCAGGCAGGATCAACCAAGACAGGTGTATTTTCCGGCTTAGGCCAGGCGGACGGCTACTTTACCCAAGGCACTTTTTTGTTTACATCGGGCGACAATGCCGGGGCAAAGCGCACTGTCAAGCGCCATGCTAGCGGCCTAATTGTCCCTGCCTGCCCTTTTTATTATCCGGTTGCCGTGGGCGACGCATTTAAGGCAGTGGCGGGCTGTAACCGCTTGCGGACAACCTGTAAAGACACGTTCGATAATGAGGACAATATCCGCATTTTCGAAAAAGTACCCACTCCGGTGACTAGCGCATGAAGCAAGCTATCCGCCAACAAATTATTGCAGAGGCCAAGACGTGGCTGGGCACGCCTTGGCATCATGAAGGCAAGATAAAGGGTGCTGGGGTGGATTGCGGACAGTTCCTGATAGAAATTTATGCCGCGTGTGGCTTGATAGAGCGCCCCTCTGTTGACAGCTATCCCCGCGATTGGGCTTTGCACCGCAACGAAGAGCGATATTTGGCAGTAGTTGAGCAGTATTGTCATAGTGTTGATGCGCCTTGCCCAGGCGATATTGTGGTCTATAAGCACGGGCGATCGTTCAGTCACGGCGGTATTGTGGTGAACTGGCCACTGATTATCCATGCCCAAGTGGGCATGGGCGTAGTTTATGCGGAAGGCGACCAAGGCGAGCTGGTAAAAAACGGGCGTGAACGGCGGTTTTATTCGGTTTTTGAGGCATCTGAATGAGTATTTTCGGCGGCGGCTCGGCAGCGACGGGCGAGACGAAATTAGGCAACCTAAAAATCCAGCAAACGGGCTATAACGTCACTATTGCGGTGGTCATGGGCACTAACAGCGTTCCTCCGACGTTAGCCTATTACAGTGATTTTATCGCCACGCCGCACGAAAATACAGGCGGCGGAAAAGGGCTGGGCGGGGGTTCTTCGGGAAAATCTTACACCTATACCGCATCCATCATGCTATTAGTTAGCGAGGGTGATAACGGCATTAGTTTTGGAAAACTGTGGGTGAATAAGACTCGCCATAACTCACCTGCTGATGCCGGATTTATTACCAAATCCGGCGCGGACGCACAAACGCCGTGGAGTTATTTGGTTAGCAAACACCCCGATGACGCGCTGGTTTTTAACCGCTTCGCTTATATTGCCGCCGCCAATTACCCGCTGACCAATTCCGCCAGCATTGGCAATCACAGCGTTGAGGTGCTGGGCTATTATCGTGACCCCATCGATGCCCAAGTTAAAGACTGTATGCGTGGCGTGCTGCTAAACACCCAGTGGGGCTGTGGTTGGGATACTGAAAAAGTGGATGCGCTGGATCAAATGGACAGCTATTGCCAGGCGTACGGTATTGCCATTAGCCCCGCCCTAACCGAGCAAAAAGCCGCCAGTGAAGTGCTGGCACAATTCGCCAAAATTGCCAATTCCGCGATTGTGTGGAGTGACGGGAAACTCAAGTGCATCCCGTATGCGGCGCAAAATCATGGGAGCTATGTTGCCACGGCAAGCACGGGGATTCATTTGACCAACGCCGATTTTATTGTCGAAGGCGACGAGGAGCCGGTGCGGATTAGCCGCAAGCTTAAAGCCGACTCCTTCAATGAAATAACGATTGAGTACCTGTCACGCGCCCATAATTACGATGTCCGCCCTGCCAAGGCACATGACCAAGGGGATATCGAGCAGTTTAAATTGCGCCCCGCCAGTTCGGTGACCATGCACGAAATTTGCCTAGCGGGCGTGGCCAATACCGTGGCACAAAATGAATTGCAGCGCTCCTTATATATAGGCATTGAATATGAGTTCAATTTGTCATGGCCTTATTGTTTATTGGAGCCGATGGACGTGGTGCATATCACTGAGGTTTCGTGCGGATTAGATGATATTCCGGTGCGCATCATCAAAATCAAAGACCGTGCTGATGGACTACGCATCATTACTGCCGAGGAAATGCCGTGGGGCGCGGGGCATGTCGAGGAGGCTGGCTTTGCAGATACCGAGGGCTATGTGCCGATGACTAATGTGTCAGTGGGCCCGGTCAACACCCCGGTTATTTTTGTCGCCCCTGCCGCGCTGGCGGCAGGCAGTTATGAGGTCTGGGTAGCTATCTCCAACCCCGATAGCCACTATGGCGGCTGTGTTGTCCACACCAGTTTTGACGATGAAACGTACACGCGCCGTGGCACGTTTTATGGCAATTCGATACACGGGGTTTTAACTGCTGACCTAGTCGCCGGCGACGATCCTGATATTAATCCGGCACATCAATTAGCAGTGGATTTGACCGTCAGCGGCGGCACGCTGTCATCGACAGCGGCAATGGATTCCCAGTTGTGTTTAGCAGGTGATGAGTTTATTGCGTACCGTTTTGCTACATTAACAGGTTTAAACCAGTACGATTTGTTCTCCCCTGTATCACCAGCCACCACACCCTATTTACGGCGCGGACTGTATGGATCAACGCAAGGTGCAACGGACGGAGCGCGGTTTGCCGTCTGTGACAATCATTTATTCAGACAAAAAATAACCGCAGACGATGTGGGGAAAACCATGTATTTCAAGTTCCAGTCATTCAACGCCTTTAATGACGGGCTTGAGGATTTGGCGTATATAGCCGCTTACCATATCACGATCACCGAGCCATTAAGCATGGGCACTGTATTTGACCAATGGGCATAAATGATGGACACGCAAGATTATATTGACCTGATTGACCCCACCAAACCTATCAATCCACCAGCCACCAAAACCGCACCAAAACCCACGTCTGAGTCTGTGCGGGTCAATTTTGCAGCCGGGAAAAATGCACTGCAAAGCCTGTTGGGCTTAATTGGCGGCCTATCATCGGCGGGCTTGTCCTCATTGGCATTGACGGGTATTAGCTTTACGAGTTCGGCATTAATTACGGCTACTGATAATGCACTGGCGGCACTAGGAAAGCTACAGGCGCAAATATCGTTAAAGCAAGATGCCCTAGGATTTACCGCGCAAGATGTGGCGGCTAAAAACACCGCCGGTGGATATGCAGGGCTTGATTCTGGCGGCTACATCTCCATCACACAACTTCCAGATGCAATCATCCACACCTTAAAGTTCAAAGGAACTTTTAACGGAACAATTATAACTTCTCCCGACTCTTCTCTGAATGGTCTTTCTGCAATTCCCGCCGCAAGCTCCTCGAATGAAGGATTCTTTTTCATAAGTATAGGAAGCTTTACAGCTTTCTCTACTTCTTATATCACTGGAGATTGGGCGATAAGTGTTGGAACTTCTTGGCAGAAGATTGACAATACAGATGCGATAAGCTCTTTTAATGGAAGGCTTGGAGCAATAACTCTACTGGACACGGACGTATTGCCTTTAATTCCCGATGCCTCAACTACTGTCAAGGGTCTAGCTTTACTTGCAGGCGATAGCGATGCGATAACAGGTACAAACTCTACAAAATCCGTAACATCCCATGCACTGGCCGCCAAGCTGGCCGACTGGCTTACTAACACATTAAACGCCACCTACGCCGCCCTTAGCGGCGCGACCTTTACCGGCGCAGTAGTTTTCAGTGACCAATCCGTCACACAGGCTAATATCTCTGACTGCGGAGTTACTGTTTACGCAAAGGGCACTATAAGCTCAACCAGCACCGTTACGTTTAACCATACACAGGGCCATATCCAGACCATGACCTGCGGCGGGGCTTATACGCTGACATGGGCTTTCAGCAATTTCCCGCCTACAGGTAACCGAGGCTATATTTTGGTTAAAGCCACGAATATGGGCGCAGGAACTTTGGCGTTTTCCAGCACGATAAATTGGAAACTGAAAAACGACACCTATACCACGACTTTCAGCACTTACTTAACAGACCGTGGGGGCGAAACAGCGTTAAAAGCGGCGGGGATTGATGAGTTTATGTTTTGGTCGGACGATGCTGGGACAACGGTTTATGGCGTGTTGCTATGAGCGCCGCCCTATTTTTTGAATTGTTGATTGCCGCATCATTAAAGCGTATTTTAGTTTTGGCGGGCAATGCGCCGTATGGTACGGGATATAACCTCAATGGACAGCTAACTGGCACAGGCACAAGAACTACTTTAACTGCAATGACCGGACTACCCGCAGGTGTTACCGCAGTGGCGGTTGCGTGTGGTTCGAACCACTCAATTATTATTGGAAGTGACGGCAAACCGTATGGGACTGGAGCTAATGGCAATGGGCAGGTAACCGGCACGGGTGACAAAGCTACTTTAACAGCTATGACCGGACTTCCCGCAGGTGTTACTGCGGTGGGGGTTGCGTGTGGTTTTAACCACTCAATTATTATTGGAAATGACGGCAAACCGTATGGGACTGGAGCTAATGGCAATGGGCAGGTAACCGGCACGGGTGACAAAGCTACTTTAACAGCTATGACCGGACTTCCCGCAGGTGTTACTGCGGTGGGGGTTGCGGGTGGCTCGAAACACTCAATTATTATTGGAAGTGACGGCAAACCGTATGGGACTGGAGCTAATGGCAATGGGCAGGTAACCGGCACGGGTGACAAAGCTACTTTAACAGCTATGACCGGACTTCCCGCAGGTGTTACTG